TCCAGATTTCTTCAATCATATTAGTAAGTAAGCCTACTGCGTGCTCACTTTTAGTAGTAGCAACCTTGCCAATTAAACCAGCAAGATTTGCAGTCTTATCACCCATCAAAAGATTATCAATATATTCAGTTCCACGCACAACTTCAAGTGCTTTACGAGTTGCTTTAGGTAAAGTTACATCTTGAACTGCATTTTCAATGTCATCAAATAAACGTCCACGTAGTTTTTGCTCTAGATCTACCTGTTCTTTTGTAAACTTAGAGTAATCTGTGATTAAATCAAGCACATTTACATCTGCTTTTTCCAAAGCAATTGCATATTCGTCCATGCTTTGAGCGCCAACAACAAATTCACCCTTAGCAGGTAATGCTTCAACAATGAAAGCACCAGGAAAAGCACCACGTGTATTCGTGGCATCAGCAGATAGCACTGAAAGAGAACGAATTGTATCGTCTTGTTTCCCAGCAACTACAGTATCTTCAAGGAATCTAGATACATTTGCATCTTCAATCTCTGGAAGTACCTTTGATGTGGCTGCTTCAAGTGAATCATAATGCTTTGTTAATTGCATATTACGCGCTTCTGTTAAAGCACGCTCTGCTTCTGTAACTTCTTTATCAGCACGCATGTAATGGTTATCAACACCACGTGTAATCTTTCCAACTTCATTTTGACGAGCCTTAATAAGATCTTTTTCGTCAGCAGTTGGATATAAAACACTACGAATCTCTTGTTCACGCTGAGCAATAGCCTGTGCTTCTGCGCGAGCACGACCTTTTTTGGCAGCGCCTTTCCAGACTGGTGATGATGCTACTTCTTTTGCTGCTTTAAATCCGCCACCTTTTGCAAGAACTGTTGTTCCCTTAAGTAATGGGACAACACCAAATGATGCATAACTAGTTGGATCTGCTGCTACGTTAAGAACTGCGTCAATAATACCAGATGCTGTTTTGTACAAAGCACTGTTTGGATCTGTACCAACTGTAGACATAGCAGCACGACCAATAGTAAATGATTGACCATTAACGCGTCCAAAGGACTGCATAGCGCGTGCTTGTTCTTTGCCTACACGTGATTTAGGATCGATAAAAAAACCAGAGCCTGTGCTTACTCCGCCACCATCAAAAATGTCGCGTGCGGTTGCTCCGAGGGTAGTTGTTTTACCGAAGACTAGTGTGCCAGGATTAAGATCCTTGGCAAGTTGCATTCCTGCACCTTTTTCACCTTGAGACACTGCGTAGATATCGCGTGCCGCTGTGGTGATATAATCGTATGGGCTGCGAAGAGCGGCAAAGCCAATACGTGATGTTCCTTTAAGTGTGCCATATACAGCATCACCTACGGTTTGAAATAATGATTTATCTTTATTAAAAGTAGAGGGAAGTTTCTTAACGGCAGTAGCAGCACGGATGGCGCTCTGGATACCGTCAAGTGAAGTAACCTTATCGATACCAGGGGTATCTGCATTTGCTCCAGCCTTAACTAGACCAACGATTACTTCTTTTGAAAGAAAAGGATACTTAGAAATAATTGAATTAAAATTGGCATGCTGAGAACCATCTAACGTTGCTACCGACTGATTTATGAGTCGAGTAAGCATATCACCTTGGGTGTTAGCCATGATGCTAGCAGACTTTTTACTCTGTGGAGAGTTTGGATCGTAAATGCCTAAATCAATAGCCACTAATAAACGCCCTCTTCGTTGTAGGCTTCAACCATACGACGGAGTTCAGGAGAAGGATTAGCAAGATACATAGCACGAACAAGAATAGAACCTGGATCACTAGAAATATAGTTAGCATTTAATACTTCTGGACCTGCACCTCTTGTATTTCCACCAGCACCATCTGTAAGAGGTGTGTTTGGATTTCCAGGTGCAAATGCATTAGTTACTGTTGTTGGTGTAGCAACTTGTAGATTAGGTGCTTGATAGCCAGCACTTACTGCAGATGCAGTAGTGGCCATTTGTCCACCTTGTGAAAGTTCACGATTGGTTTTTAATGAACCACGTGGTGCACCTGTAGCATTTGCCATAGTTGCTTCACGTTGCACACGCTGTGTACGTTCAACGACGTTCTGGTCTGTACGAGAGGCGTTTTTTCCAACCCCTGAAACTACCTGCTTTACCATTAGTCGTCCTCTTCATCTTCTAAATGTTGTCTTACGTCCTGTGCTGTTGGTGCGCTTTGTAACCAATCAGGAAATGATTGCTTGGCAGATAACAACCAAAGAGCATTATCGCTAGTAAAGCCTGCTCTGCGTAATGATTTATAAAATTCATGTAATTCAATTGCGTATTGATCTAACTTAGAATAATCTTCATCGGCAACAGTTCTTACCTTTGCAGGTTGTCTTTTACGAGGTGCCATGATTTATCCTAACTGTGAGAGAATTCCTTGTAGATCTTGTGGAACTTGTGGTTGTTGAGGGGTTCCACCAGAGGGTTGTCCAGGAGTGGCTGGGGACGGGGGCGCCTGCTCTACTGGGCCCTGTGAGCCTGGTGGAACCATCTCTGGCTGAGTTGGTTGTTCAGGAACCGCAGGCGGTGTGAACACTGCCAACGCAGCAGCCTCTATACTGTCCCCCTTGCGACGACGTTCAATCACGTCCGCAATATTTTGAATAAGTTTAGATGGATCTTGACCTTGCGCTGCCATAGCAGGAATTGCTTGTGCGCTTGCAGTGATTGCTGCACTAAGGTTGTCACGCATCTTTTCAATTTCAATACGTTGTTCTTCGAGTGTAACGTTAACGCTCCATGGAAGTTCACGACGAATAAAGTCTTTAGATACTAGATCTGCACCCAATGCTTGTAATGAGAAGATCAAAGCGCGAGAAGGATCTAGTCCTGCCATCAAGCCATAGCGTACTTCAACAGAAGTATCACCTTTAATGTCCTTGCTTGGCATGTACTTTAACTCGTACGGCGTACCTTGTGCGACGCCTTTGACACTCTTATCACTATTGAAAAGGAGTTCATCCATTTCAAAGCATACCTTTAGAACATCTTCTAATACCTCAGCAAGAATGGTTTGACCAGCCTTGATCTGAGAATCAAAAGCGCCTAGAAGTGCCTGGACACCTTGACCAGTAATAATGCTGGCGTCAATGTTTCCAGTTCTACCTTCAGGATATCGAGCACCAAGTCGTAATTCAGATTGGAGTGCCGCTTGCTCCTGGAAAGTAGCAGCGGGAATGTCAAGTTTGACACGCCCGACAGATTGTGGTTGTGAGGTTCTGATAATTGCATCAGGGCCCATAGGCAGATCAAGAACATCGTTTGGTACAACCAATGGTGCTTGGATAGCCTTTTCGGCTGCTTCCATAGCAAGGTTAGCAAAACGAGCACGTGCTAGTTGTACGTATAAAACGTCATCAAACTGTCCACGTGCTTCATCATCAATTCCTGGACGACGTGCAATATGCACAGTCATCTTTCCTAGAAGATTTTTTGCTTGGTTAAGAATCAAGTTACCACGACTAGGAACATACAAGCATGTGTATTGCTTATCTGTATAGCGGATTACTTCAATAATAGCATTTGTATTTTGATTATATCCAAGTTGTCCTAGGATTGCTCCTGCATACTCTGGATACTCATTGGCTAGTTCGCCAATAGTCTTCATGTAACGCTTTGCATATGAGATACAACGACCAAAACGGTCATACTCTGGGTAAGCACCCATAGGATCTTCTACACGGATACGTGGAAGATCTGTCTCAAAATCTGGTTCTACGTGGATAGGCAAGAAGCCGTATGAGAAATACCAGTCAGCACCCCAGTACATCTGTGACTGTAGACGTGATTGGTAAACATAATTGTTAGCAATCATCCCACGCTTGTCAGCAAATGTGCGTGCACGATCTGATGTAACGTTAGATGTAGAGCAATTGAAAGATGGAAGTGGAGCCAATACTTCAGCCAAGTCACGTGCTGCAACATCAATAACGTTTGCAACCATTGCATTGGTCATGCCTACAGGGAAGAGTTCTGGGAATACCTCAGTCATCTTACCCTTGCGGACAGCAAGGATA